TGAAAGAGTATAGATTCATACTAATATTATATGGCACAGGATTAAATTGTTTATTCATAATCTTACCATCTGTTGAACTTGCTCTAACTTTTTTTATTGTGCCCATTCTATTTAATTTTCTACTAGGGTCATAACTTATACCAGATATTTCAAATCCCATTCTAGGCAGAGTCACTGCTACTCGTCTATCATTAGCTAGATCTGGTTGTTGATCTAATCTTGCAATAAATTTTTCTTTAGGAGAATATGCTAAAGGAACTTTTATAGATTGTACAACCTTACCTGCACTATCTTTTCTATGAATATGAATATTATTAAAGATAGTACCAAAGGCAATAATAATCTTTCTTAAACTCTCGTGGTAAAAATAATCTCCTAACATTAAAATCCTTCGTCAACCTCACCAAATGGGTTTCTTTCTGTAAAATCTAGTATATCATCTGTTGTACTAGTTGTACCAAAACCTGCGTCTGACTCAAATGTTGAGTTATCTGCATATGGTTGTTGTGTTTGTTGGTCATAAGTTTCAAGTATTAAGTAATTAATTTCATCACCTTCCATTAATATATTGCCATCTTCGTTTTCTAAACTCATTTGATGAGCATACATATCTAAAGACTTATCATCTTCTAAAGCATTTATATCTGAAACATTTGTATCAAGTCTTTCTGAACTATACTCAAATCTAGTACATCTTAATTTATATACTGGTAAGTTACCTAGTTGATAAAAAGGTTGTTGATCTTCTACAAATTGAATTTCAAAAAATGATTTCATCATTGGGAAATAAACCAAATCACCTTCATTTGGTCTACCTGATTTAATTAAAGTTGCCTGATCACCTACTGCATCTTCCCATCTTCTTTTAGATACCGTAAATGTAGTATCATCTCTAATCTCTAAACCAAATTTAGATATTAATTCTCTTTCACCTTGAAACCCTTCCGTAGTTTCAAAGTACATTTCTAATAGATAAGAGGCATTGAATTTGCTTGATATGTCTTCACCTAAGATTAAGTCTTGGTTGACTAATGTTCTAGGTAAATAATAGACATCATGGCCATAAATTTTTAGGCCTTCTATAATTAAATTTTCGTGTAGTGTTTTCTCAGCTTGATTGCCGATTCCATCGCCACCTTGAAAGTAGTGATTAACTGCCATTTACCTATCCTATCATGTAAGATACAGGTGTTTCGTAAGTGCCTCTAATTTCTTCTTCTAACTTGCTTACATCTTCTAAGGCTTCAGAATAAATTTGTTGACCATTTAAAGTCACACCACCTATCATTGCCACACCATTAAATTTTGATAAATTAGCACCCCATTGTTTTTTAAATAAAGCAGTTGTATATCTTTTTAAAAATATATCATTGAATACATCTGTCATTTGTGTTGGGTCTAATTTTCTGTAACACTCAATAATTAGATATTCATCCTCTTGCATATCAACTTTCCAGTCCATATCAATATAAAGTTTATTATTGTGTTGATTAAATCTAATTGGTTTTTCACCTACTAAAATATGATCTAAGAAATCTAAATGTCTTAAAACCATATCATAATGTATTATAGACGTTGAAGAAAAATCATAAAGGTCATTCAGTCTTAACTGATACCTAACATCAAACATATTGTTGCTGTGTTTATCAGATAAAGGAAATATTCTATTAACAGCAAGAACAGAATCAGGTACAGCAATCCAGTTGTTTGCCTCAGAATAAGATGTTGTTCTACCACCAGCAGAAGCAGTAACCGTTGAGTCACCCTCAGGTGATTTAAGTCTTGCTAAATCTGAACTAGTAAGTTGATATTTTAAGTAAACTCTTTCTATACCATCATAGTGATATTGTGCAAAATATTGAAGTGCCTCATCTAATCTATCTTCTAGTTGTGCGTCATCAACATTAATCTCTATAACTGGTTTACCCAAGTTTCTTAATGCGTATTCTTTTAATTGTGACCTACTTGCAGGTGTTGCCATTATAATTCCTTATCTTATTGGTATATTTATAAGATTAACCAAGAGCAAGTGAAAATGCGATTGATTGAGAACTTGTTGCTTTTGTGTCTAATTGTGTTTGAATCGCACTAGTAACCCCAACCGTGTGATTTAATTGTGTAGCAGTTGCTGTAACAGCAACATCTTCATTAACTTTTGGACTTGTTAATGTTTTATTAGTAAATGTAGTTGTAGATGAAGCAGTTGTAAATCCAGATGATGAGTTATCATAGTTAGATAAGTCATTATCCACAACAAAATTTAATGTTGCAGCTGAATCATCATAAGTAACCGTAATTCTAGTTTCAGTATTACTACCGACCATCGCACCAACTATGTCTTGTATTCTTTCAGCGACTAATGATACAGCACCTGAACCTACAGAGAAGTCTGTACTATTAAATGAAGCGACACCTTTATTAGATGATGTTGCCTCTTCAGCAGCAATAGTTATTGTATCACCAGAAGCAGTTGTATTAATACCTTCGCCTGCAAGAAACTCTAAATTACCACCTAATGATACTGCCCCAGCAGTTGAACTTTCATCTGTAAATGAGAAAGATGAATTAGTAATCATAGTATTAGATACCGTATTACTATCGCCTGTACCTATAAGAGTACCAGACGCAGTAGGTAAAACTAATACTGCTGAACTACCTGCAGAGTGTGGTGCAGCTTGTAAAGTTTGAAAGTGAGCATTACTTGACTCACAATAGAATTTTATTTTAGATACACTACCTGTACCTGTTCTTATATCAATTAATCCATCTGATACACTAACACCACCTGAAGTACCATTACCATCCATAATAACTTTACCAGTACCGTGAGGTAATAGATCAATGTTAGCATTTGATAATGTAATAATGTCATTACCATTCATGTCTAAATTACCACCTAGACTTGGTGTACTATCATCTGATAAGTCAGATAATCCTGCACCAGAAGCGGCAGTTGCAGATATGAAAGATAAATTTCCTGATCCGTCAGTTGCAAGTAGTTGATTTGCGTCACCATCATTAACAGGTAAAGTTAATGTTACGTTACCACCTAAACTAGATGAAGCAGCTAATGTGACAGCGTGATCTGTGCCACTTCTATAAATTTTATTACCACCACTTGAAAGAGTGCCTCTTGTAATTGTTAAATTACCTGTACTTGCACCTGTAAATGAACCTGTACCTACTAAAAACTCATCTGTACTCTCATCAAAACCTATGAATATATTATCTGAGGATCCTCTTTCACCAACAATACCTATATCGCCTGATGGTGTTCCTGTTGTGCCATTTGCTAATTCGTAAAGTTTATCTGATATGACCGTATTTGTAGATGCTAAAGTAGTTGTAGTACCTGAAACGGTCATATTACCTGCAACCGTTAAATCACCTGCAACACTCATACCATCACCACCACCTATTTCAACTTTAGTAGAGTCAGTTGATTTAATTACATTACCTGCAATATTAATTGTACCAGCAGTAAGATCAGCTATGCCTGCAATAGTTGTAGCACTAGCACCTAAACTAATAGATGTAGAACCAACGGTTACAGCAGAGTTTGCTAATTTAGAATTTGCAATAGCAGCACTTGATTTAATATCAGCATTTACAATGTTTGTGATTGTATTGTTATCTGAGTCTATTGTTTTATTTGTAAGTGTTTTAGATGTTGCAGAAAATAATGTATCTAATTGTGATAAGGTAACTCTACCTTCAGTACCACCATCTGATAATAATATCTGATCGCCTGCAACAAGTGTAGCACTTGTCTTATCTGTAGCTGCGTCTATGTTTACAATCGCCTCAACAGAACCAAATTCTAAAGCAGAGCCACCAGTATTTACTTTTAGTACCTGACCTGCAGAACCTATTGATAAAGCTGCACCTATACCACCATGTGATAAAGGTATAAACTCACCAGTTTGAAATTCTGCTAAACCAGTTGCAACATTACTATCATTAAATACGGTTCTTATGGGCGTTTTACTTGACATATTTTATATTTAGTTACCTCTAAAATTGAAATAGTGTGATGTTACTATCTGCTAGATTACTCCCATTTGCTAATGTAAATGTTTTTGCACCTGTGTAAACAAACTTATCATCTACGACAGAATTAAAGTTAAAATTAGTATTTGCTGTTGTTAAACCACCAGACTTTGAAAAGAAAGGTACAACGGTTGCAGCTTGTTCAGCACCACCAGAACCTGTTACAGCAACAGCAATTTTGTTTGTACCTGCTTTTGAACCTTCAGGTAAAGTCACACCAGTTGCAGATACAGCAACGGTACCAGTACCGTCTGAACTAATTGTTGCACCACCAAGGTTAATTGTTTGACCAGATAAGAATATATCTTTAAATCTTTTTGTGTTACTACCTAAACTTCTAGTACCATTACCATCAGGTATAATATCTTGGTCAACAGCAGATAGATCACTTGCAACTTCACCAAAATCATATTTACCTGTTGATGAATTATATTTTAATGCAAAACCATTTTGTTGAGCAGAAACATCAACATCATCCATGTTAGATATTTTTGTTGATCCCCCACCACCGATAGATGATAATTGTTGTGATACTAACTCTTTAAATTTAGTAAACTCTTTTTTAAGTCCTTCTAAAGTATTAATATCTTCATTTAATTTAACACCTGTATTTTTTGAAATTTTAGATAACTCCTTTATTACATCTTGTGGATTAATATCTTTTACTTCAGGTTTTTCTTCTACTTTTATTATATTAGGATTAGATATTTCTTTAGCAGATTGATCTACTAAAGATGGTTCAATAAGTAAAAAGTTATTTGCTTCTTTTACTTTTTCTTTTATTTCTTCTAAATTAGGTTCTTGTTTTTCTTTTTTAATTTGTTCTATATCATATGCTTCAGTATCTAAAACATCATCAATAGGTTCTAATTCTTTTTGTAATTTTTCTGACTCTGTTTTATCTTTAGAGAAAAGTAAAGTTTCTAATTCTTGTAATTTTTTTTTATCTTTTACTTGTTGTTCTTTTAGTTTCTTTTTTTCTTCGGTAATTGCTGAAAAGAAATCTTTTAATTCTGAAGCCTTAACATTAACTGACACCTTTTCATTACTTAGAAAAGACTCATTTTCAGTTTGTTTTGGTTTTGATTTTTTGCCTTGAGATATTATTTTAAAAAAATCTTGTAGCTCTTTAGTCATTATTTTGTTGCCTGTGGGTGTACGGTTATAATACCATAATGCACTTTTTCGACCGTTGAATCATTTAGATTGATTTCAATGTCATAAACATATCTACCTTCATCTAAATTAGTTGTTGTACTATTTGCTAATTGTATTTTGTAGGTACCTGCTGTACCTGATACTATTGATATTGTAAATGTGGCACTTGCAGATTCAGACGCATATGACTTTCTCATCTGGCCTGAAAATGTCAAACCTGATATATCATACGCAGTAGAACCATCAGTAGTAACCGTTAATGTTCTATTTAAATTTGCGCCTTGATTTATACTAAAATTTTCTGCTGTTCTTGCTGTAGTTGCCATAACTATCTCTCTTATTGTTATGTACTATTTATAATCTTATTTAAGTTGATCTAATCTGATTTCCCCACCACTATCGTGGCCACCTTTTGCAGGTTTATACATCTCTGGTTTCCATCTCTGTTTAAAGTTAAATGATACCGACACACGCCAGTGTTTTTCCCCTTTTAGATTTGACATATTAGGGGCTACCTCATGTGTTAACCATGCAGGAAACATTATTAATCTACCTTCAATAGGTTGATAATGTATCTCTCTCCAATAGTGTACTGGTTTTTCTTTTTTATTTTCCATAATAGGAATATCAATATGTCTTTGACCACATGGATCTGTAAACCATATGTGACCACAATCTTTAGGTGTTTGTATGTAATATACACCTGACCATTGAGCGCCTGGGTGTACATGATTTTTATTGTGTGAATATTTGTAATTTACATTTGCCCACATATTATCACATACAGGTTCCGTATTTTTACTATAACCTTCAGCTTCATATATCTCTTGTTGCATTTTAAATAATTCTGTAGTTAAAGGATTATATTCTTTTCTATTGTGCATATCAACAGCACTATGCCAACCTAAGGAGTTTGATCTGATAATACCTTTTTCATCTCTTTTTTTCCATGCTTTGATATGTTTTAAGAGATTTTTGTTTAAGTCTTTTGAGTTTTCTAAATCTTTAAAAAATATAGGAGAGTGAAAAAAGAACTCTGCGTTTAATTTATTTTTATTTAAAAGTTGGTCCATGAATCCATCCTACTATAGCGTGTCTAGTACCTTTTGATACCTTTGTGACTCTATGAGGTAAAAATGATGGATATATTATACATACGCCTTTTTGTCTAAATGCTTTTGTATCTACCTTACTGCCGATAAATTCAACATCACCACCTACATAATCTTTGTCATCTGATAACTGAATAGTGAAACTTAATTTTCTATGACATACAGAATTTCCTGTATCAACGTGCCAATCATAATGACCACCTTTTTCATACTTCATAATCATAGGTGCATCAACATCTAAAAAACCTTGTACGTCAAATTTAAATCTTGCGTTATTAGCTTGTTTTGATAATTCAAGTATT